GATATCAATAAGCCATTATTTTTAGAAGAAGAATACGATGCAGTAATTCACCTTGCTGCACTAGTCAATGTTGGTGAAAGTGAGCGTATTCCAATTCAGTATTATATTACTAATATTAACGGCACGATGAACGTTATCAATAAGATAAAGACCAAAAACTTTATCTTTGCTAGTACTGGAGCTGCCGAACTATGTGAAAGCGCATATGGTATCAGTAAGAGAGCAGCAGAGGACGTTGTGCGTGAATATTGTACTGTTCACAATCCAACACCATATACAATTTTTAGGTTCTATAATGTAATCGGTACCGACGGCTATAAGCCTACTAATCCAGATGGACTGATGTATAATCTTATCAAGGCAATTGACACTGATGAATTCACTATTTACGGCAAAGACTATGAACAAAGCGAAGACGGCACCGCTATCCGTGACTACGTTCATGTTAATGAAATCTGCCATGCACTGAAACTAGCAATTGAGAAGCCAGCTAATAGCGTAGAAAGTTTGGGGCATGGTGTTGGTTATACTGTCAGAGAAATTGTAAATAAGTTTCAAGAAGTCAACAACACCTTCTTTGATATCAAGTACGGTCCTCGCAGACCAGGTGATGCAGCGGTCAGCGTACTAGAAGACGTTTCTAGTTATATGGAACATTTATATAGTATGGATGAGCTTTTAAAGGTTGACAACATTGTTTAATTGTGATAGAGTGGTAACATGAACATATTCTATGTAGATTCGGATCCCGAAGTCGCCGCCCGCAACATGGTTGACAGGCATGTTGTCAAGATGATTCTTGAGACAGCACAGCTCCTGTCAACTGCCCATCGTGTCATTGACGGTGAGGAGTATGTAGGTCAGTCACAGTCTGGACGCAAAGCAAAACGCTGGAGGTTATCAGGAAATGTTGACGCTATTATGTATGCTGCTACTCATATTAATCATCCTTCGGCAGTTTGGGTTCGTGAAAACTCTGCTAACTACGATTGGTTGTATGATCATCTTTTGGCTCTTGGTCGTGAGTATACCTATCGTTATGGTCGTACTCATCTTACTATTGATAAGCTAAAAGATATTCTCAAGGATTCTCCGCAGAATATCAAGCAATCTAATGTAATGACTAAGATGCCGTCTTGCATGGACAAGCAATATATTGTTAGTTTAGACCCTATTACTAACTATCGTAACTATTACAATTACGGCAAGACTGACTTGCTTCGTTGGTCTAATCGTCCTCCCCCGCAGTGGATTGATGGTACGATTATCATGACCGACGGTAAGAAGCAGATATATACTATTGGAAGGTAAAAACATGTTTGATAAGATTAAAAATTGGTTTAGTCCAGCCCCAGAGCCGGCTCCTGAACCTGCCCCCGAAGTGAAAAAGGCACCTAAGAAGAAAGAACTTACTCCCAAAGAGAAGGCAACTTCTATTGGAGAACCATACGTTGATATTCTAAAGGTAGAACTTGACCCGGCTGATATCAATAACGGCTCATTTGAACTTGACTGGAATGATAAGTTCGTAGCTAATCTGATTAAGCAAGGCTACAAGATTCGCCCCGATGACACTGATGCACAGATTGTGGATCGTTGGTTCCAAACGGTATGTCGCAACATTGCACTTGAAGTGTATGAGCAACAGCAAGCCGATCCAGACAACCGTGATTCGGATATGCGAGTAATTCAGCAGCGTGATTTGGGTAACGGATATACTGAGGTTAGTTAATCTATGCCCAAAAATAAGAATAAAAAATACCAAATCACTCATCTAGGCAAGACACTGAATACCGACCATTGGTATGACTTGCCAGAAGATAAGTGCTTGCAATTGAAGGCTGCGTATTACGAAAAGCCTGATTTTGATTTGGTTAAGAAAAATCTAGAATCAGTATACAATGGCGGCACTATCATAGGTACTATTACTAGTTACTATGTAAAAGACCTCATGGCTAAAGTGAAGCTAGAGTCTCCGCGCTGGTCAATTGAAGAAGTGTTTGAATCTATAGATTTGATTAGATACTTTTGGAGCAGGGTGCTTTCTAGCGACAAGGTATATCCGAAGACCGATTCAGATATCAAGAACTTTGAGGCAGCATTGCGTCTTAGTGGTGGCGGCGTTGCAATGAAGCCGTCTAATTATCCAATCAAGTCGGTTGACTCTATCTTAAGTAGATATAACATCAACGACAAATATTATGATTTTTCTTGTGGCTGGGGAGTTAGAATGCTTTCGTCATTGAGAAACAATGTTGAGTATTATGGCACTGATCCGAACACCCTGTTAGTAGAACGCCTCAATCAAATGGCTACTGACTACAACACTGTAAATGGTACATCTGCAAAGTATGACATTCGGTGTCACGGTTCTCAAACGTTCGTTCCAGAATGGGAAAACACTATCGGTGTAGCGTTCAGCAGTCCTCCGTATTTCAATCTTGAAGATTATAAAATTGGTGACCAGTCATTCAAACCTGGAACTACATATCAAGAATGGCTAGATACTTATCTGCGACCTACAATAGAAAATATCAGCAAATATCTAGTTGATGATGGCAAGATGCTTATCAATATTAAAGATTTTTTAGATTACAAATTGTGTTCTGATACGAGAGCCATTGCAGAAAGCTTAGGCTTTCATTATGTAGAAACACTCACATTGAAAAATATAACTAGACCAAGTGCTAAAGTAGACTTGAACACGGATGAAGGCATCATGGTATTCTCAAAGAAACCTGAGCAGCCTATCCCTTCACCCTTAAGTTTATTCACGTTTGGATAATTTTGGTTGACATTTGTGTAAAATAGTAGTACATTAAGGATACTGATTAATAATACACGGGAAAATTTAATGACCACTAAAACTAAGATTACGTTTGCTAAGGGCAATCTTAAAGTTGACCTAAGTACCATCGAAAACCCACTATCAAAGAAGAAGTCTGAATTAGTCAACAAATCGCTGAAAGACTTGTCTGATGAGTTGCTAGCTGATCCTGATTTCATGAAGGCTATTAACTTTTATAAAGCTAACAATATCACATTTGATCCTAATATTATTCCTAAAGGCGTCATGAAGCCGCTGAAGGCTATACTAGTACCGGAAGAAGTTCAGCGGCTACTAGATCACGCACATTGCACCAACACTGTGCTGGCTAAGTTTGATAGGCGACTGTTGAGTCCTGCATATGTTGTTTGCTTAATGGGTTCTACCGAGTTGTTGTTGTTCGATTCCATGCACACGGTAACTGTAATGTCTGCAATGGCTCGGTGTGGCCTTTGGGAAGGTTACGATGAGTCCAATTGGATGGATATGGAATACCCCTGCTGGATTATTGAAACCGACGAAGAAAGTTTTGCTGCACGTGCCGCGCTTTATCGCAACGGTGAAGGCAGCAAACCCTGGGAACCTTACGACTATCACCGAGTTTATGTTCGTAGCTTTTCGCTTTACAACGATGCTGGTCCTAGGGACAAGTATGCACTTGCTGCTAAGAAGCAGAAGATTTGCGAACGTGAATTCGCAATTCCTCTTCCCAAAAAGCATCAGCAGCAGGGTATGGCGGGAACCACTTCTCGTGTTGAAGATATCGCCGGTTATGATGAAGCTGATTTGGATGAATTCGAATTCATCATGAAGACTAACAACAAGTACTGGCACGGGACTGCATTGGATTCGGCTGCTTTTGGGTTCTATGGCAATTTGTACAAGGGTCTTAATCTTGCAGGAGTTCCTCTTAAGGGGAAGGAATATGATCAGTTTATGAATGATATTCATGCAATTATTAAAACGTTCTTTGTTAGTATGGGACAGTTGCGTATAGTAACTTCTGCCACATACAAGTCTTGGATGGAATTACAGAACCGTAGGGGCGGGTCACCCGCTGACAACTGCGCTCTTGCAATCGTGTCTAAGATTTATAAGCGTTTAGGAGGTACCCATCCAGTAACAAGTGATGCGACTGCGTATGTGTATGCTCCGACTCCAACTGCACGGCATGACATTTATGATTCTCTTCCCCTTTCAATGAGGCAGAAAATTGCAAACTCTACCCTCTAATAACTCTTGGTTGTATATCATTGTCCAAGCACAAACTCTTGTGCTTGGATATGGTATCACCACTAGAGCCGATCCTGCTGAACGTCTATTAGAATATTCTAGACCGGTGGCATCCCCGCAGACTTTCATTGATTTGTATTACGGTAGTACTGAACAAATTCGTGACCTAGAAAATTTCATTAAAACTGAATGGAAAAGGTTCCGAATGGGAATATTCAGTGACAAGAAATTGGAGTGGTTAGACCCTAAGCATAATATTGATATTGAGGACCTACAGCACTTCATTGCTAATGCTATTGTAAACTATCCATACGATTCTATTAAGAAAATCAAGCCGCAGTTTTTACCTTTTATGATTGAACATGCCGGAATGTTTTCAACAATTGATTTGAATCCTGACCGATTCCTTGACAAAATAAAGCTTGACAATAGGCGCAAAATAGCGTAATATATGTATATATTAACAGAGAAAGTACCACATGAAATACGCATTGATTGACACAGCTAATACTTTCTTCCGCGCTCGGCATGTTGCTAATCGCAACACTGACACATGGGAGAAGATTGGCATGGCTATGCATCTTACTATGTCTAGCGTAAATCAAGTTCAACGCATGTTTGGCGTAGATCATGTGGTATTCTGTCTTGAGGGTCGTAGCTGGCGTAAAGACTTCTACCCGCAGTACAAGGCTCATCGTAAGCTTGATGAGTCCGCAATGACCGAACGGGAAGTCGAAGAAAACAAGATGTTTTGGGAAACGTATGAACAGTTCACTACGTTCCTGCGTGAGAAGACTAACACTAGTGTATTGCGTGTTCCCAATGCAGAAGCAGACGATATCATTGCTCGGTTCGTTCATCTACACCCTGATGATGAGCATTTTATCATTTCGTCCGATACTGACTTTGTGCAGTTGATTTCAGAGAATGTTCATCAATATAACGGTGTTGCTGGTCAGTTGATTAAGCTTGACGGTTACTTTAATGACCGTGGTAAGCCTGTAAAGGACAAGAAGACTGGCGAACACAAGTTGCTTGAGGACCCGGAGTATCTATTGTTCAAGAAGATTATTCGCGGTGACGCAACTGACAATGTGTTCAGCGCATATCCCGGTGTTCGTGAGAAGGGTAGCAAGAATAGTGTAGGTATTCGTGAAGCATTTGATGACCGTGAAAAGCAAGGCTTCAAGTGGAATAACATGATGCTTCAACGCTGGGTCGATCATAATAGCGAAGAACACCGCGTCAAGGATGATTACGAACGCAATCGCACTTTGATCGACCTTACAGCACAGCCTGACGATATCAAGCTTGCAGTTGATACTGTCATTCGTGAAAACGTCCGCACTGAATTGACTCCTAGCGTAGGCATTCATCTTATGAAGTTCTGTGGTAAGTATGAACTTACTCGCATCAGTGACCAAAGTGAATCGTATGCAAAGTGGCTCAACAGTCCATATAAGGGTGTACTCAATGGCTAAAGAACTTTTTTCGTGCAAAGATTGCAAGCATTCTACTATGTCTATGGTTGACAGGGTTTTCACGTTGAATGGTCGTATAG